CATTACATACCTCCTTGTGGCATACCGCCACCTTGAACTTGTTGACTACCTGGTACTAAACCTACATCTCTTAATACTTCTAATATAGCAACTTTTATATCATCTGTGTTAGTTGCTTGTGGTTGCTCTGGCATTGGTCTATCTAATGCCTCTAAGAATTCCTGAGTATTACCAAATTTGAATGTATCTATTAATGATTTAATTACAACATCTATCTGATCAGGTGTAACGTATCCAATCTTAGCAAGTTCTAAGAAGAATGCTGTTACTTGTTGTGCTATTTCTCTCTTACCTTCCATAGTAAATGCTGCATCTGTTGATACTTCTACATCTACTTTTGCGTCTCTAGATATTATTGCAACATCTTCAGGTAAGTTTTCACCAATTCTCTGTCTTGCTTCCATTCCAATTTGTCCTACTATCTCAAAATATCTAGGTTCACCATTTTCTAATCTTCTTATTGTTTGTGGTGTTATAAAGTGATCTGCTGCAATGTCTAGCATTCTTTGAGCTATAACTTCTACAACTTGTTTAAATTGGTCAGTATTTATTTTAAGATTTGCAAACTCTGTTGCTTTTAATGATTCAATAGCAACTCCTGATTTAACTCCAGGTGGTAGTTGTGCTAGTGCTGATGTACTTGCGCCTTGCTCTTCTATAAATTGCTCTAATAATTTAACAAAATTGAAAACATGTCCTGGAAGTGATGCCATTTGCGCTTGTTGAGGTGGTGTTGCAGTATATTCTATAACTTGTCCGCCTGGAACGTTTGTTGGTCTGAAATCTTCACCTTTTCTTTTTAGCCATATACCTGTTGTCATTGTGTTAGTGTATTTCTCGATTCTGTTCATAATCAAATCTAAGCTCTTATTTGCTGGAATAAATCTTTCAATCTGTGGTGTTTGATAAAGTGCGCCAGGTTCCATTGTGAGCGCTATAAATGGGTAGTTAATGTTAGGTAAGTATTCATCAAATAACCATACATTACCTGCAACAAAAGTATGTCTCATGACTACATCGCCAATTTCTTTATCCCTCACTGCCTCAGGATATTTACTGGCGATGTACGGATAATTGTTTTTGTTTAAATAAACTTTTTGAAAAGCTTCTTTTAAGATTACTGTTGCATTGTTGTCATCATTACTGCCTTTACCATATCTTGTTTGCATATAAGCATCCTTAATCTCTGAGTTAGCGTACTTCCAGTCAGGACTAATTTTTGTCTTTTGCTCTTCATCAAACATTTCATTTGCTTTAATCTTAGAAACTAGCATTGGTATTGCTTTTATTACGTATGGACTGTCTTCAATGTCTGTTTGTGAGCCATCTACGTATATATCAAATGCGTCATAAACTTTCATGTTTATCTTTTCTTCTACGAAATCAGGGTAGACTTGTAAAAAGCTAACGCCATGCTTCATTGCAAGTATTAGCATTTGTGTAAGTTTTCCTTTCATGTCTTTATCTTTCCATTCTTTTTCTATCCATAAGCCTGATGCTTTAGCCCAATTCTTTCTTTTTTCTATAAGCTCAGGTGTCATACCTTTAGCTATATCAGGATATACAACAGGAACTGGATCTGTTCCCATAATAAGGTTTGCTATACCTCTTATCTGTCTTGATGCTTTTGGAATTGCTCTTACCGGGTCATTAGTTTGTGATTTATGAACGTCTAATACTTTACCGGTTGTTCTTGATACGTATCTAAAATGATAACCATCATCAAAGAAATTGTTATCGTACCATCTTTGTTCAAACTTTTTTCTTCTTGTTTTTAGTGTAGATAGCATTTCATCTATCTGCATTCCTAATCTATCTTTTGGTGATAATCTCTTATCTAGAGCCATCTAATTGCCTTTCTATCATTTTATTAAATATATCTTCGTCAATGTTTTCTGATGGTATAAATTCAGGAGGTTCTTGCTCTGTTGTGTTTTCTTGTATTTTTTCACTAGCAGAATATTCGGTTAAGTTCTTTGCTTTTTGCATTTTAACCAATTCTCTTATTTGCTTGTTTAGTTCCTTAACCATGAAAACATGGTATACAAACATTCCTATTAATAATATTGCTAGTGTACTAATTGTTATTATTTCTAACATCTAAATAAACCTCATAAGGATTTGGTATTTTAAAATCTACTACATAAAAGAATACTGTATTAGGATTTTTAAGATAACCTGGATCCTTATCTATTATTTTAATATGAATTGGAACGTTTTTGTATTGTACTTTTATTTCAGTAAGTGTGTCATCTAGAGATTGCGGTATCCAGGAAGATATCATTTTCCTACCTGATACTGTAAATTTACCCCTTAGTATCTCTAATTCTATCTTATCTGCAAGAAGTGTTGGATCGTTGTATTTTCTTATTTGGTCTGCAATATCTCCTACAAGTACCCAATCAATAAGCCCTCTTCCTAATATATCTTCTATCCAAAACAATGCATCTGTTAGCTCGTAGTGGTCTGGATATACTTTTTCTTCTTTAACCGGTTCTTTTTTATCCTGTTTAACAGGTTCTTTTTTAACTTCTTTCTTTTCTTCTTTTTTTTCTTCTATAACTTCTTCTTCAAAATTAAATATTTGAGCTATTTCTTCTCTGTTAGATTGCGATGATGTCATATTCGTCATCTTTCTGACCTCTGAGTTTTTGACGTATTGCTTGTTGAATACGTGTAGGTTCTTTGGTCGTAAATTTTCTAGTTCCAAACAACTCTTTAACAGCTAAAGCATGGGCGATAACTATATCGTCATGCAATCCTGGTGGAGCATTATATCTTATTTTACCACTACTACTGATGTCGTATGTAAAAGCAGTAAATTCTACAAGTGTTTCCTTAAGATTTAGCATTGCTATTCTTTCTTGCTCTATCCACAATACTAACTTTTCTATTAATTCTCTCTTTGATTCGTTTGTAAGCTTTACCGGTATGACTGCAATACCTTCTTGTAAAAAGTCATCAGCAATAGGATCTCCTACTCCTGTAGCGTCTAACACAACAGGACAACTGTTGTAATACCTATTTATTGCAAATATTCTTTTCTTTTGCGCTACCCAATCCAAATCCTTAAATCTTGCCTGATAAACTTGATGATGTGATTCTGCATCGTATATTACAACTACTGTGTAGTCTTGAACTTTAGCAAGGTCTACTCCCATTACATACCTTTTGTTTGGCATGGGTTTTTCCGGCAGTGCTACCATAATATCTTTAACGTGTTTGAAAACTGAACCTTCATCTTCTAGAAACTCTCCAAATATCTCTTGCCTTGCTACTCTCTCAGGCATATCTGCTACCATTCTATCTACTTCAGCTACCGGCATGTAAGGATTGTCGTAAGTTGTAACATGAAATGACTTGTAATCTTTATTGTCAGGATTTAAGCCTTTAAGATATAAATCGTAGAATAATCCCCTACCTTTAGGATTACCTCCAATAATCGTTTCTGCTTGATATTCCATAAGCATTGGTTGTATTGCGTTATGCCATAAGTATTCGTCTCTTAGAATGATTCCTGCTTCGTTTAAGAATGCTATTTCATACCCAAACCCTTCAATGTTTTGCGGGTTATCTGATGATCTAAAGTCTATGTATGAGTCTTTTATAATTAGAGTTCTTGCTTGTTTTTTCCACTGCCAAAATATTTGTTTTGGAAGTTTTCTAAGTTCCGGAACCATAAACCTTTCAACGTATCTATCAATGTTTGCGTTAATTGTGTCCACCCATAAACCTTTTTTAAACTTACCTTGCAATGCTCTCATTATGTATTCGTTAGCCATACCTCTTGTAAGTCCAAATCTTCTTCCTTTAGATATTATTTTATAGCGGTGGGGATCCTGGAATATTTCTTTTTGTTTATCAAAATTTTTTATGTTTAAAACTATTTGCATAAGAAGGCAGCCTTGCCAGTATTATACCAACAAGGCTGTTGTATTATCGTCTTCTCCCTCTTGTTCTTGCTAATCTGGCAAGTACAATATTTGCGGACTTATGTCCAATGTTTTGCTCTTCCAATAGGATGTGCGCGTCTGCATGGCAGAACAAACAAAGTAGCTGTGCATTCTCCCAACTATCATCACCTCCGGCTGAGGTGGGTATTACGTGGTGAAATTCTAAGATATAACCTTCGGCCCAAGAACGGCCACAAGATTCACATCTCCAACCAAGTCGTTTGCCCCACTTTTTACGTTTCTTGTAAGGGAATGACATCCTCTCTCTCCAGATAGGTAATATGCAGTGATACTAGGTAATATTCGTTGTACTCACGATCTCTGATGTGCTTTTCAATCTTATGAATAAGCTCTTGTCGTGAGTTTACTACGTACTCCAAGTCTTCATTGAAGTTGAAAAACCCTCGCATACGCCATTGATAGTTAACTAGATACATCATCTTCTCCTTTTTTAGTACCATCGTAAATACGGGTAATACGAAACCAAGCAACTTTACCGTTGAAGACAAAGTCATTAAGCTTGACTGAAGTGTCTTCCCAAGACTTGCCAGTGAAAACTTTTTCGCGTGGTGGATCAAGTTCTTGCTTGTACTTGTACTCGATAATGAGTTTGAACATGTTAGTTTCCTAGTCATATTTGATATATCCATCGTTAAGAGTTGATTCGATATGCGTAACTTTATAGCGGGTAATTTTGTTAAACCGCATGTAGTCATGCATCTTTTCATTAGCTTTAGTATAGTCATCTGCGATAAATGTTACGTATTGTGGTTTTGTATCTCCTTGATAATATACGGATACAGTTACAGCTATCATTGCGCCCTCCTATTTAATTGTGAATGTGCAAATTACAATAACTTAGATTTAAGTTACTGTAATCTAAACATCCGGTGTTACTCTGATGTTATCTTCTACAAATCTTTTAGTGTTTTGATGTAATAAAATCTTACCTGCTCTTTCGTAATACCATCTTGCTACTCTTTCAGGTACTTTATCGATTCCGCCTTCTACTATAGCTACTGCATACCAATCAGCTATCATTTCTACTGCATACTTTTCAGGCATTTCTAGTGCTTGCATTCTACCCTCATTGTCCATAAATATCCAATATTGCCAATGATGTTTGTTTCTATGCAAGTGTAAATGCCAAGCTTTAGTTATATTCATTCTTTTTTTAGTAGCATAATATCTAGCATATAGATCAAATTCGGATGGATAGAACTTGGATATATCATGCATTATAGCTTGTATGTATAATTTTTTTTGAAATAGCATCTGAAATACCCAATACTTATGTTTGATTAAATATGCTAAATATTCAGCATATATTTTAGCTCTAGTCATTCTCATCTATAACCTCACCTTCTCTAGCATCTAACAAACTTGTATCTTCCTTAACTTTGATAACTATTTCTCCCCCACCTTTTCCTGAAATCTCTACGCTGTCTTTTAGAAGTCCTTTAAGTTTTGCAGCAAGTTCTGTTGCCTTTAGCTGTATCTGATGATCTTCTGTTTGCCACATTTTACCATTAGCAATAACCGGCTTTTTAGCTTCCATCTTTTCTTTGATTTTTTTTGCTATGTAGTCGTTAGTTAGTCCTTGTTGTTCTAGCACTCTTGCAATAGGTTCGCCAAGTTTCGCCAAGTTTTCACTACCTATGTTTCTTGCACTTTTTCTATCTTTTGCATCGTAAACTCTCATTGCAGCTTCTGTAGCATTTAAGGTTGTTATATATTCTTTAATAAAAGCTTTTTGTTTTGGAGTCATTTTCTTTTCGCTCATTTTTACCTCCTTAATGAAATAAAAGTTGGTTGTCTATTTTTTAATACTTTGATTAGTAAATCTTTAATCTCTTCTTTTTCTTCCGGATAATACTGCTTAACATTATCAAATAGATTCATGAAGTTGTTTATGTCTGTCGCATCGTGTGAAAATCCATCATGCGCATAGTCATCATCTCTACCACTTCCAAGCATAATAACAGGTATGTTTTCATGATCAATGTATGTTCTTATTGTTTCCATACCCCGATGATAAAAAGGTGTGATTGTATACATAAAAGGTATTTTTCCAGCCATAGATAATCCTACGCACACATCTAATGCTGTTTGCTCTGCAGCACCTACATTTATAAACCTATCGCTAAAATCTGCGCTTATAGTATCAAACATTCCATATCCTAAATCAGCAGTAACTACATAAATGTTAGGATTGATTTCCATCTCCTCGTACAGATGATAAGCTAGATATCCTCTCATGCTGTTGTGCGGGCTTATTGGTTTCATTAAGTACCTCCATAAAAATTACTACTGGAATTAAATCTCCTGGCATTCCAAATTTCATTAATTCTATTTTTCTTTCTTTTATTTGTTTTAGTTTTTCGTTACTGATTTTCATATAAATTCGTTAACTCCATTGCTAAATTATAATCTTTTTCGCTCATAGTATGATAATGAGCATCAATACCTGTTAGAAATGGGAAATCTTTACTTACATCAAGTTCATGTATTGTTATAAACTCATGTTTTTTTGTAATAAAACCGGTAATGTCTTTGTTTAGATCTGCTACTTCGTTATATATTTTTAATCTATTTTTAAGATGTTCCGTAGATACAAACTTATATCCTGATGTACCGTTACATAAAACATGAAGCTGTATGTTTGTTATCCCTTGATTTCTTATGACTTCTAATGCTTCCCACATAGAACCTTCTGCAAGTTCTCCATCACTTGATATTACATAAATAGTTTTCTCCGGTTCTGCTATTGCCATACCTACTGCTATACCAAGTCCATGACCAAGTGATCCTGAGCTGCAATCTACAGGCATAGTTAGAGCATCAGGATGTATTCCTCCGGACTTTAATATTTTCTCTGCGTCATAGTTTTCAAAATCTTCTAAAGCTACATATAAAGCAAGTCCACAATGTCCTGCAGATAATATAACTTTGTCATCATCATTTTTTTTAATATAGATTTCGTAAATTACATCTAATGCTCCAAGTACAGATCCTAAATGACTTAGTTTATGTTTGTAGCTTATTTCAATTACTTTTCTTTTAGCCAAATGGTTTTTCATCAATGTCCTCAAATTTTACTCCAAATTGTCCTAGTGTTGTTTCCATTATAGTTGATA